TGCGACTAACGGTAATGAATACGAAACAGCGATGTAACTATCCACCTCAGCGCACGCATCTTCCAACGCACGCACTGAGACCTCCACACTAACCACGGGGTCATTAGATACCATGCGTTCAAGGTTACCGATTTCGGCAACTCCGAATGCCGCAACTAAGTCATCACGGGTAGCGTACAACATGCTAGCTTGTGAACACTTTGACTAAAGCGGCGGGACGCATACAAAGAGGCAGCAAGTTAGATTCAGCTTTGATTGCCATACCCGCATCGTAATCTAACAATGCGGTTTGTGCGTAGTAACGTTGCCCCACAGTATTGACCCATTGCGTAGTTTGTGCAGGCGCGGCAACTTCGATGAACGTGTCCACCGTACCCATGGGGTAGGCGTGACCTTCATTTGCAGCCACGAAACGCAGCCCGCCCACCTGTGCGACAGACTTGACGAAAGTAATACCGCAGAAAGTAAACTCCTCAGTGGCAGCCCCTGCTAAAGTGGCAGCAGCCACCCAACCCGTATACAGTTCCTTAACCGACTTGTGGTCTTTCAACTTATCGAAAAACTCCTTAGACACGATGCAACGCACGCCCGTCATACGGTCACCTAACAAATTCTGTGAGATCGTGTCATATAAAGTAGAACACTTGGCTTTCACGTCCGTTGCGGTGTTGCTCAGGTCAAAGTCCAACGTGGTTTGAGAAATCCCAAACAGGGTGTACAAGTTTTGAAGTGCCGTTGATCCATCGCTGTCCATCACAACACCCTTAAGGGCGGACAAGCGGCGATACTCCATAGTTTGGTCAATGTCACGTTTAATCGTGTTGGTTTTATCTAAGATGCGGTCAGCAACCGTTTCCATAACACTTGTTGACCCAAAAGCTGAGATTCCCGAGACATCGGACGCAGTCACCAAACCCTCAGCTGGGGTGTGTGGAATGAGGATAGGAACACGACTGCGCCCGCTGCCAGTAACCACAGTCGCTAAACCACCGTAAGGCTTCGTGGGAATTAAACTTAACTTTTGGTCACGCACTTCCAGCAACGCAGTGGGGGAGGTTTCCCCTACAAAGCGAAACATACTCTGTAACCCTAAATCGTACACGTTAGGCATACGATTAATCGCAGCCGTCATGTATTGCGGGGTAAATAAACCTAAATTAACAGTAGCACCCATCTTTATACTCCGCTCGAAGGCACAACGCCTTTGGTTAATAATGCGTTGGTGAACGCGGTTTTTTGTAAAGTTGTTACACCAGACTTCCACGTCAAGTTAGCGGGCAAGTAACGGGCGTGGCGACAGATCATAACCGTCTGTGCACCACCCGTTGAATCGGTGGTCAAGGGTTGAACCACGATGCCCACATCCGCACTGGTCAAGGTTTGTGAGCCATCGAACTCAACAAACGTGCCACCGATACCAGTCGTGCTAACCACTAAAGAGCCAACAACTAAGGTTTGAGATGCTGCCACATTGATGTTTTCACGGCTAAAACGCTGACGCTCATCTTCTTCATAAGTAATGACATCGGACAGACGATTACCTAAAACTTCCCATGTTGCCATTATTTAACTCCTTCTTTGGGGAACTTGGCATCTAAAGCCGCTGCGAGTACGTCTGACTCAGCGGGCGGGGTGGGCGCAAAGTTGGTAGGCACAGTGTGTGCGAACAATGCGGGGTTCACTTGCGCAGGCACGAAATCTGACAAGGCAGACTTGACCGCGCTGAATGCCGCGCTAGGTAAGGCAGCCCATTCAATAGCCTTTGCATCGTTAGGGGAGTACTCTTTACCTAACTTGGCAAACAAGCCTTTGATGTCGTGCTCCCGACTCGCTTTTGAGAACTCTGCGTTCTCAGCAGCCAGCTTGGTGTTCTCAGCTTTCAAGGCTTCATTCTTGGTTTTCTCAGCAGACAATTCCGCTTTCAATTCTTCTAAAGTCATAACATCACCCTCCGTAGGGGTATTTGATTTACTAAATGCGGTTGCGTTCGTGGTGTCATCATAACCCACGGGAGTAAAACTCACTTCGTGAATCTTGCAATTGCGTAACACCGTCACTTCACCATCAATCATCTTGCCATTGACCAGCACGCTGTCACCTGACATCACTTGATAGGCTGACCCGTCACGCAGTCCGACAGACATTTGCCAAGGGAAACCTTCATCGGAATCCTGAGCCACGCCCGCGCCGTGCTTATTACTCAACAGCACGCCCTTGACGTTTAGTCCATCGTTACCAGCAGACCATTCATTCACGTAGCCCGCCCGCTTCTCCGATTCATGATCAATCAGGGCAGGGAAAGTGTTAGGGGTTTCGAGCGTAGCCATATCGATGACAACGTCACCGTACCACCAATGGTTAGCAATTACCCCGCCACCATAAGCAAGCCCAGTGAAACCACGGGGTGCTGTGCTGTCGGGGACAGCAGGATTAAGTGTAGGGGTAATCGCAAAAGTAATTCTGTTCTTCATTCTATGCTGCCTGTGGTAAGGGTGGCGGTACGCCGCGTGAAATCATCGGACTCTAAACTATACTTGCTTGAAATATAAGTGTCTGAAAACTCGACACCCAGCTTTTCAGTCAGAATCGCGTCACGGGCTGCTCTATCCGCGTCTAAGTCAACTGCGCCACTGTAAGCTACGCTAAGTATAGGGTATTCATTTAATTCGCACAAGGCTTTCACCAGCGTTTGGATACCCACCTTTTCCCGTTCGATGTCTGCGAACTTTTTATCACCGCGCACGTCGTTGTGTACATCACCAAGGGCACGATTCCCGCTACCTCCGTCAGTCCCACTGGTCAAGGTTTGCCCCAAGATAAGTTTTTCGATGCGGCGAACCACAGCGGCTTCAAACACATCGAACGCATTCCCTTGGTTTGCCCCCCCGTTTGAAAGTAAATCAACTGAATCCTCTCTGTCAACTGCAATAACCGAGTTTGCATGAGCACGGGATAAAGCAGCCCCCATGCGTTGCGTGTCCGTGGACTTACCCACAAGGAGGGGAATCCCCGCGCGTTCTAAGAACTTTGCGAAAAAATTCCAGCCATTGAACCGAAAGTACCACGCCCAATAGGCACGGGAAAGCAAAGCTTCACCATACGGATTTTCAAAGGACGGATTGTTAAGTGTCAGAATGAATTTGAACTTGGTATCCACCTCGACAGGCATTCCGCTGAGCGGTGACCGATAAATCAAAGTGCCATCACGAAGGGGCTCAAAGTATCTGAGGGGTACTTCTCCAATCCACGCAACAACGTACTTAGGGGGCGGGACTTTGTTGAGTTTGCAAACCTCATCAATCGTATGGTCGAACTCATAAGGTTTATAAACCACCTCAACTACTGAGTATCCATACAAAAGTGAGGAGAATAACCCGCCGCGTAACTTTGAAAGAATCGGATTAAGCATCGCCATGATGACGGGTGCATAAGGATTGTCAGCGGGTTCAACATGTGGTGGCGATGATTGAAGCGCATCGCGCCGCGTCTCTACGCACTGATAAATCTCATCGTCCGTCAACAGACGTTTCAAGTCGGCACGATGCAGCCGCGCCCGTTGCAGCACCTCATCGGGGTCTGGGAACTGGGAGAAGATTGACGTAAACCAATTGTCCTCTGTCTGCTGAGTGGTCAGCGACACGGGAGCATTGGTGGAAGGCATTATGGGCAGAGTGGGTTTAGCAAACAGCCCCGTTGCCCAGTCTTTAACCCTTGAAAAAATCGGATAACTCATAGAGATTGCTTGCTCCTGTGATGTAAGGCTCTGCGGACGGCGCGGCGTAGTTTTCGCGTGTCGAAAACCAGTTGATACCCTGTGTCCATGCGTCCACCGCGTCATCATGTCGCACGTTTGGAAAGCCATTAAAAGTGTCTATAAAAGCATACACCCATTGATTGCCTTGTAAAGTGGGGTCTGGCAAATAAAAGTTCCGTGCTTCATGCTGCGGCTGAATTGCGTGAGCACGAACAATCTTACCGCCTTGCGGGGTAATGGGTGTGAGTCCTGCGATGTCATCTTTTAAAGCATCAATGATCGCCGCGCCGTTTGCTTTTTCTTCCACCAGCACGGCAATGGTTTTAGTCGCAAAGTCAAGGCGGCGCGATTCAAAAAGCATTCGGGTCTTGGTATCTGAGAAAGTAAGTCTTTCGAGCACCTGTCGAAGGAGATACTTTTTAGAGCCTTTTCGACCGATACATAGCCCTGCGACATAGTCGGACGTTTCAGATGCCTTGAACGTCAAGTCCCATGACCAAATGATTTCATCTAAATCTTTAACAAGCTCAGAAACTGGCACAGAATAAAACTGCCAGTAGAATTCTTTGAATATCGTACCCCCACGTGGTGTGGGGTTTTGTTGAAGCTGTGCGGCGGTGTGATAGCCACCTAAACGGGTCTCCATTTCTTTGACAATGGTTTCATCAAGACGTTTCGGCGCGAGAAGTTCACCGCGCTGCGTGCGTGGGTCTCGAAATCCAAGGGACGTAGTCTTAACACTGTCAGGATCGTATCTCATGGGGAGGATTAAATGTTCCCACCCCGACTCCTCCGCAAGGATGTAGCCCGTCAAGTCATCGCGATGAAGCCGCTGATGAACGATGATGATAGCATCTTTTGTGGGGTCATTGAGTCGTGTTGAAGCTGTGCCCCGCCACCACTCTATAGATGACGCACGCGCTACTTCACTGTCGGCATCTTTTGCGGAAACTGGATCATCAATAATGATGCGATTGCCACCGAAACCCGTACCCGCTGCGTCCGTTGCTGTCACCACCCGCATTCCTTTCTTATCATTCTCATAGCGCGTCTTGACGTTTTGATCACCCGTCATTTTGAACACGTCACCCCATGCCTGTTGAAACTCAGGGGACGCGATG